ATGGCGTCCAATTTGTACTTCCTAGTGATTATTTGATTGTCACCCTGCAAGAGGACACTAGTCTCTTCATTAGCACTCATTGCTTCCCTCTCTAGCATTAAAAAGCCGGTTACGCTCCATCCCTTTTGCCTTATTCCCTCAAATCCTCCGTACTGGCCGTTCCAAAACACTATATCTTTTGTTCGATTGGTAGGAGTGGCTCCATCCATTCTGATCAAGGACTTCCCTCCAACATAATAAACCCAGGATTCTTGGAAGATCGAGTGTGTCCTAGATATGAGATTGTCCATTCCTAAGAATTTATCCATCACAATGAAAACTGGCTTATTTGCTTCGTCGCTCTGAAGGTTGTTCCATTTATTGTAGTCGAGACTGTTAGACAGGTAGATCTCCGAGTAATCATTCAAACCGTGCCCTCTAGTGCTGTTGGTCATTTGTTGAATCACCGACGACAGACTATCCCCCATCGTCAGTCCGGAGAATAAGGGAAGGTAGTATGTCTTGATCAAGTATTCTGTTATAACGAAATACATTCTCATTTCCCAGCTCATCAAGGAATAGAACCTCCCTTTAGTTTTTAGCTCTCTCTCCTTTTCCTTTAAGCCGATGATCAAGCTTTCTCCGTCCAATCCTATCTCATTCCATTTCTTCAACAGTTTGGTCAGATCCATGTCCCCTTCTCTCAGAAACGTTTCCATAACCTTTTTTGACCTGAAGAAGTTTCCGGAACCATACTTTAATTCCTTGACAAATTCGCTTCTATTCATACTGTGGGCCTTGTCTGCGTAGAGATCTGATTGGTCTATGGCTTCTGGTAGATCGAAGGCCTGAGTTAGGGGGAGTCGATGCCAGTTGTCTCCGAAGTCTATGATCACCTTCTTTGTAGGCCACAATCCTTCTGACACGTACTGATATAAGGGGTGTGTTTCTTGCATTTTGCTGATGTCCACGCACCACCGTCGCTGCCTCTTGAATTCCCGATCAAGAACCTTAAAAGCGAGATCACTTGCTAGCAATTCCGGATATTTTGGGTCGACCTTTCTACGGACAGTGACTCGCTCCCACAAGGATCTGATGCCGGCTAGACTGTCAATGTATGGATGACCCCAGTGTCTGAAAGATCCGAACATCGCGG